TCTGATTCTGCATCTTCACGGTTTTTTACCGGGTCATCAATAAGTAAAACGTGTGCACCTTTACCTGTAATACCACCACCAACACCAGCGGCTACATAACCGCCGCCTTCATCTGTATTCCAGGATTCTACGGACTGAGAATCTTTATTTAGTCTAGTTTTTTCAAAGATATTTTTGTATACTGGCTCCCTTAGTAACTGACGCACTTTTCTTGAAAAATTCATAGCCAAACTCCCCGAGTAGGAGCAGCTAATGAATTCATGATCAGGGTGTCGACCCAGATGCCAAGCAGGGAAGGCAACACTGGCAAGAGTAGATTTACCATGACGCGGTGGCATAAAGAGCATCAATCTAGGTGACTCTTTATTAGCTACTTGTTCTGAAAATTTTTCTAACCTTTGACAGACATCTTTATGTACCCATCCGGCGTGGTAATCGGGATTAGTTCTCTCAACAAATGGTAAAAGACGTTTTCGACATAATACGCGTTTCGCTAATTCTCTCTCTGCTTTTTTTTGTGCGGACAACTGTCGTTTTGTCTCTTGACTCTGAGCCTCTGTCTTCTGGGGGGCAGCGGGTTGTTCTGCCTCGTCTGCACGACAGTAAACACATATTCCCTCTTTAAGTATTAAAGTCTCTGGATAGAGCCCTTTACATTTTTCACATTCAATCTTCTTGATGTCCATTCGGTTCCAAGTATTTAGTGTCAGCTCCTGCTAACTTTAAAAGTTCAGCATCGGATAATTTTTCTAATTGCTCAACTTTTTCAACATTAATATTTATCTGCGTAGCATTGTCTGGCATAAATAGACCGTGGAGCTTGCATAACGAATCGACAACATTTTTTTCTTCAGTTGCATTCGCAGACTTTCTATGCGCTTCCAAATACATATTAGTAGCAGCCACTCTATCAAACTTAACTTCTTCTACCATCTGACCACGTAGATAGGTCAGAGCCTGTTGCATGTTTGGCTTTTTAAACAAAGCGTAGACATGGCTCATATCTGAATAGCCAGCTGCTCGACCGGCGGCCGCTTTACTCATACCGCGAAGATGGAACAATAGTAAACGTTCCTCTTGTACAGACAGCTCGCCCAGGTGGACTCCGGCATATGGAAGGTGTGATTGCAACTCTACTCTATCCTCATTTGTAATAGTATTGACTTCTTCTTTTTCTTTTAGTAAAGACATATGTTCGAATTATATTAAAAATCTTCCTTAGTTGTCACTATATTCTTACACCACCAATACAGCTCGTGATCTGTTAATACGTGTTTCATGATATTAACGCGGTAACAAACTAGCTGTAAATTCGTCCGTGAATATGGGCCCGTGGGTGAAATTCTATCGACACTGATATTAAAATCCGAGAAACCCTCGCCCTTTTGCCACGTCATGTAGTTCCCGGACAACGCACAACGGCCAAGCTGCTCTTCCCAAATTTCATATAAATCCTCGCTCGTTAAATCATCATCCCACTCAAATCCTTCTTTCTTTCTTTTGTTTTTTAAACTACTAAAAAGTATCCCTAAGAAAGTATGAAGGTTCCCGCTACATCTTTGTTGTCGACGTTCAGTGACACACGACTTACACATATTTCGGGGGTAAGGTTTTCCAGAGCGAAGTTTCTCTGTAGAAAAGTTAGATAGCGGTAGCTCTTTTTTACACCTATCGCAAACTTTTTTTGCCATAAATTTTTTGTGAAAATTTTTTTTCGAAAATACTATACCATATTACTCTGATATCTTCTCCTACCCGCTGTCAGCGACCACCCCTTCCCCTTTTTTACAATTGGAACCTTGTTTCAGATTATACGGCTTTGGAACCTTGTCCGAAATCAGACGGACGTGGTCCGACTGTTATGTGTCACTGAGTGTTATTAACTTTATAGGAGAATATTATGAACAAACGATGGAAACTAAAAGATGATATATCTGCACAGCTTTATACATTCTCATCTGGTCAGCATGAGTACTGCACAGTTAAAGTGAGAATCGTCTGGTCTGAGAAACTAGGGCTAGAGTTGAAGCATGACTTCGGTCAAGGTCAAGAAGCTGTGAACAAAGCTTCCAAAGTAATTGATGCTATCAACAAAACTAGAAGCATCGACCCATCTTTATGGAGGAGAGATTTCTACCCACACAAACACTATACAGAATCATGTGGGGATTAACCAAGGTTCGGGTTCACCTTCCAAAGCAACCTCGACGGGGCTCGGTTGATACGAGTCTCGTTGTGTTATTAACTTTAGTCTAAACCATAGGAGGTACATATGACTACATTATATACAGTAAAAGTAAAACGCCCGTTCACCAAGAAGAACGAGCAAGGCGAGATGGTCGAGCAAGCAGGCTGGACTGACCTCGGTATCGCTAACAACGGAGGCAAAGGTATTACTATATATCCTAACTTCCAACCGTTAGTGGTCAATGGAAAGGTAGAACCTATCTACTTATTCCCAATCGAAAAGAAGGAGGCATCTAATGGCTAGACAATTAGAACTTCCATTCGGTAAAACAACACCTAAGACTACGGTCTTGGGTGTTACACGTTCAGCAATTGGACTCACAGTAAAAGCCAGCTCACTTACACTCAGAGGAATCGGTAAGCTTCTAGCTTATGGTCACGATGCAGTGGACGAAGTCAGCAAAGGCTATCACAAAAAGAGACAGCAATGAACAGTGACTTAATCAGGGGGCTAGCAATAGCCCTCGCTACTCTACTTCTAGTCCTTTCCTTTAAAACCATAACGGCTGGATATTATGTATCCATTGTCCATGGTTCATTTCTATTTATATCTGGAGCGCTCGTTCCAATTCTTATTAAGTTCTACTTTACCTTTGACAAGTAACTACTATCATCAGCCCCGCAATGGGGCTTTTTCTATGAAAATGGGTGGTCGCTGTGCGAATCCAGCATGCCATTCGGTAGAAATAATGTTACAGATGTTACACGTCCAAAGCCCCTGCTGTAACATAGTACTGTAACATTAGTTTTGCCAGTCGTAGCAAGGCTTTCCAAGCGATGCATGCCGGTCGTGTTACAGTGTTACAGCAAAATCAAGTATTAGGTTGTACTAGAGTCGACCGTTGACCTTTGTTCTAGGATGAACTTACTTTTTTACTGTAACATGTAACATTTTCCCAAGAAACCTTACAACCACGCGCCTTTCCGAGTGTTACAGTACTCAAAAACCATCTGTAACAGCTGTAACAAATGCTCTGAAACCCGCATTCTTACGTTGGTGTGTTACAGCACCCCTTCAAAATCACGCCCTCGGGGAGGTCGTGTTAGGTGTTTTTTGGTGTATTTTTTCATTTATATTCACAAGGAGGTAATTATGAGTGAAGTACATGTACCCGAATGGGTTCTCAAATCCGCGGAGGAAGCTGAAATTCGTTCGCGAGCAAATGATAATGTAAACGTAGCTATAACCAAGGAGGTATACCATGGCTAATAACGTAGATATATTTGACCCCGCTGACCAAGAGATTGGTCCGGAGTTAGTTAACGAAATCGAGACAGATGAATCAATGTTCACTGCCGATACTAACGGTGACCCAGAGGGCTCTGAAAGAAGAGCTACTCCGGATGCAATTCAACTTCCAGACTATTTCTACAAGAAATACAGTTTGGATGCTGATAACAAACCTACTTTCAACAAATCCAGAGTTGAAGGTATCATGAAGGTATTCGAAGCTAAGAAAGGCACACCTATTGCTTTCTTGGGTGAGGATGAAGAGGCTAAAGCCAAAGAACAAGAGTTGTTTGATGCTCAGGTTCAACAAGTAGTAGATGGTCTAATGCCACTGCTCGAGGTTGACCCACAAACAACTGGTATCAACTTCTTACAGTTGACTACTAGAACTTGGGCTGAGTTTGCTTCTATCGCTTACGAATACAAAGAAGACGCTGAAACGTCCAACCCGAACGACGAGTTACCAACATGGCTACTCGAGCGTGAGGACAAGATGTTCCAGCTGGGTAGGAAAGCTCGTATGTTGTCAGCTGTTGTAGACCAAGTCGATACAAGATTCGGTCTTAACAAGACAAATCTCGACTCAAGCAGAGTACAAAACGAGATTGAGCGTAGGCTCCAGAGACTAGCTGAGTGGAACTTCAACAATGTAGTTGACCAATCACTCAAGGTAGCTATGGACCTAAATCGCCAGACTAAAGAGCACACACAGAATGTGTTTGACTTAGCTTAGTCTAGCTAGTGTCATCTCGAGGACCAACTAAAGCTCGGGACGGTGGTTACGGAAAGCCCGCGCTGGAATGAAAAGTCCAGCTTTTTTTATGTCAACCATTAACTACAGGAGGTAATCATGGGAATGGATGTATACGGAGAAAATCCAATATTAGTGTCAGAAAGACCAAAGCAACCTGACTTCAGTGTTGCGACACAAGAAGAAAAAGATCAGTACTTCAATGATCTTGAAGAATTCGAAAGAACCAACGTAGGTTATTACTTTAGAAATAACGTATGGTGGTGGCGCCCTTTATGGGAGTATGTGTGCCAAGTATGCCCTGATGTCCTCTCGGAAGAAGACCGAGAAGCAGGACATTCCAATAGTGGCTATTTATATGATGCCAGCCAAGCTGAACAAATAGCTAAAATACTTCAACGCGAGCTAATTCTAGGCAAAACTCTTGAGTATCAAAAAGAGTACGAAGCAGAGCTTGAGGCTTTACCACAAGTTGACTGTCCACATTGCAATGCTACAGGCACCAGAGATGACCAATATGTGCAGGGCAAATGCAATGGTTGCAACGGTACAGGTAAACAAGACTCATATGCCAAGTCGTATCCATTTGATATTGAGAATGTGCAAGAGTTTCAACGCTTTGTACAAGCCAGTGGAGGATTTCGTGTATGTTAATAACAAAGTTTCACTTACGTCTCTCAACCAATTATTTTGACACGACGGAACGTAGTCCGAGAAACATGAGTGATGAAGCAATGAGCTGGGAGACTGATGTCTTACCAAACTTGGGGGATAATTTTTCCGACTTAGAAGTAGTTAACCACCAACTCATTGCATGTATCGAGGCGTATCGGAACTCGGCTCTCCATTGTCGACCTGATGCGCCTCTGTACGTTGGCATGTGGTTTGAGTCCAATGCCGAAGAGGGTGAATACGAAGTTGTATTCGAACCCGAAAAACCAGACCTAAAACTCATCAAAGGAGGTAAAGATGATTAAATGGCGAGCAACTGTAAAAGATAAAGACTGCGACGATATGCAACTGACTTTTACATTCGAAGCACCTTTTTATAACGACAACTTTAATTATAAGTTGTTAGCAAAACTTGCGCTCATCAAAGAAATAACTTTTGGCGAGCAAATTCAAATAACTAATGTAGAACCAATTGAACAAGGAGGTAATGGCGATGCATCAAATTAATTCACAAACACTCATGTCAGAAATCAAATCCAACATGCGTGCTGGTATCAACACCATGGTATGGGGTGGTCCTGGCATCGGTAAGTCTGACATTCCACAACAAGTTGCCGACGAAATGGGGCTTAACCTCATTGACTTTCGTGCAAACTTATTCGATCCAGTAGACGTGCGTGGCGTCCCACACATTGTCCAACTTAAAGACTCTGGTAAAAGGTTCACTCGTTGGGCTGTTCCAGATGTCTTTCCAATACCACAACGGGACGGGGACCGTGGTATTTTGTTCATTGACGAGTTGCCAACTGCCCCACCTGCAACACAAAATGCATTCTTGCAATTGTTGTTGACAAGACAAGTTGGCGATTATGTTTTGCCCGATGGATGGTCAATCATGGCTGCGGGTAATAGACTGACTGACTCTGCAGCAGTATATCAAATGCCTTCGCCTGTGCGTAATAGGTTAGCTCACTATGAGCTCTCCCCCAACATAGACTCATGGGCAGACTGGGCATTTGCTAATGCTATTGATCCATCCATCATTTCTTTTCTACAGTACAGACCAAACTTACTTTACAGTTTCAAAGCCGACGAGTATGCGTTTCCTACTCCAAGGTCATGGGCATTTGTAGACAAAAAAATCAAAGTTCAAGACGATAACATTCCAGAGGAAGATTTCTTCTATGGCGTCTCATCTCTTGTAGGTGATGGACCAGCTGGTGAGTATGTCGCATTCAAACAGATAGCAGACAAGCTACCTGATGTCGACAAACTTATTGCAGACCCAAACTCCTACAAAAAGACTAAAGACGAAAATCCAGCAATTCTGTTTGCTCTGTCAGGTGCACTCGCCGCAAGAGCTGAAGACGCCAAGATGGAAAACATTATGAAAGTCACATCTAAACTCCCTGTTGAGTATCAAGTTGTGTGCATCAAAGGTTGTATGTCCAAAGACAAGCAACTTAAAACCCATCCAGACGTTAAGTCTTGGATTAAAGACAATGCTAGTGTCATTTTATAGGAGGTAATTATGAAGCTAGAAGATTTTACACCACAAGATTTAATTGATTTTAAAAATGCTAACGAAGCAAAAATCAAAGAAATCTATGCGGATGATTCGTTAAGTATGGAAGAGAAGTCTAGTCAGGCTTTGCCTTTCAATAATAATATTAATTTAATTCTTGAACTTGTAGGTTTAATTCAAGCTTACAAGTCTAGTCAAACACTATAGGAGGTAATTATGGCTACAGTAAGAATGTCTATGCGTTTACTCAGTGAGATTGAGGAAGCCGCAGCTGAAAAATTCAACAACACTCATGACTTCAAAAAACAAGAAGAAACTAACGGTGACTCTGCTTTTGATACTCATATTAAACCTAACCTTGAGAAGTTTACAAAAGCATTAGAAGACTCTTTTGGTTCTTTAGTAGACATCAAATACAAAGAGGTCAACACTGTAAAGTTGCACAGTAAAACAACAGATGAAGACGGAGATGAAAGACATCGAGATTTCGAAGTTCCTATGTCTTATTCTACAAATGTTCCAGAAATACTTTGTAGGTCTTACTATTCGGACTCTATTGATTTGCATGTGTCTCCAACAGATTCTCATTTTATTAATGCTTTACAAATAGATATGCATAACAAAACCCTTGCTGAAAAACGTAGAAATTTTGTTGGCAAGATTCAAACTACTCTTAAAGAGTTCACAACTCTTAACGCAGCTCTTAAAGCTTTTCCAAGTCTTAAAGACTTAGTTAAAGATGAGTACATTCAAAAGGTCCATCAAAAAGTTAACAGAACTCAAAAACAAAGAGAAATGAAAGAGTTTGCTGAAGACCAACTTAGTGACTTACAAGAAGTGTTGCTCACTGACAAACTACTAGGAGACGACTAATGTTAGATTTTATTTTATATATCGGCCTTACCATACTAGCTTTGTTTAGTATTGCTTACGTTGTAGTTTACTGGGCTACCAGTTCTACAATTATTGGGTGTCAAAAAAAGAAGAAAGATGATTTTTGAAATAGTATTTGGCACTCTCGGTCTTATTGTGATGGCATTCCTTGTTTACATGGGGTGCCACATATCAGAAGAAAAACGACAAGGTAAATCATTACCATTATTTTGGGAGAAAAAAGATGAATAGACTTTATGAACCAGGTGACTGGGTCCAGTATAGATTTTGCGGTGGCATAAGTTATGCCAGACTAAACAGCTATAAATGGTATGTGCCTAGGCCTTGGACTGACCGAAACGGTACTACACATTATCCTGATGCCAAAGTTGTTTACAACGCTACTAAATTGTATGGCATACGTTCTGGCTATCCTTCTGTTAGTTCAAACTATATGCCAGTAGGTTGGAAACCTCAAGATGAGTATTACCAAAGATATCCTGAACATCGTCATAAAGACTGGCCTGAAGGCATGCAAGCTAAGTATGAACGAAGAACTCATACTTTTTTACCAGTTTGGCAGGAAGATATTATTGGCAAAGCAGATTTTGACAATCTTACACTGCCACACAATAACAATCCTGATTGGCATATACCTAATCTAATTGCTTGGTTTGATAGAGAAAAACTAGAAAATATGTGCAATCCTGCTTTAACCGATGACCCTAATGCTGATAAACATGAGTGGTTTATCAATCGTTTTGAAGAACGTAAACATGAAGTACTAACAAGGAAACTAGAACAATGACAAATGAACTATTTACAAAAGCAAGATCAAGACTCATTCTTGACCAACCATTCTTTGGCACCTTGTGCTTAAGACTTAAACCTGTTGAAGATGACAAAATAGATACAGGTGCCACAGATGGTAAATCTTTAATCTACAATCCAAAGTGGTTTGCTAAACTTAGTGAATCACAACGTATTGGTTTTCTTGCACACGAAGTTATGCATTGTGTTCTTATGCATCATACTCGTAGACAAGAGCGTCATCCAACTAAATGGAATGTAGCCGCTGACCATGCAATTAATTTATTGCTGTTACAAAACAATTTCATTTTACCTGACGGCGGTTTACATGACCCACAGTATTCCAACATGTCCACCGAAGACATCTACAACCAACTACCTGAACCTCCTCAGGGGTGGGACGCACTTGGTTTAGATTTCGGTGGATGTGGCGGTGTTCTTGACCATCCAGACATGGACGGTTCTACACAAAAACAATCAGCTATCGAAACTCAAGAAACTGTAGCAATCAATCAAGCTGCTGAAACTGCAAAAGCTGCCGGCAAACTTCCTGGCAACATGCAAGTTCTTATCGAAGCTGTTAACCAAGCTAAAGTAGACTGGCGTGCTGTACTTGCTCGTTTCTTGCGTGCTAACAATACATCAGACTATTCATGGTCTAGACCTAACAGAAGGTTTATCGGACAAGGTTTGTTTTTACCCTCTGCTCATAACCCTTGTCTAGAAGAAATAGCAATTGCAGTTGATACTTCAGGTTCTATTACCGATGATGAGTTGCAACAATTTACATCCGAAACAACTGCTATCTTGCATGACCTTAATCCAAACAAAATACATTTCCTACAATTTGATACTGATGTTCAAGATTACACTGAGTATTCTCGTGAAGACTTACCACTCAAGGTTACTTACCAAAGTAGAGGCGGTACTTGTTTCAGCCCAGTTGTAAATTACATCAATGAAAAATTACCTAATGTAGCTGCGTTAGTTTATCTAACTGATTTGGAGTCAAACGACTTTGCAGACCAACCATCCTATCCAGTTCTTTGGGTTACAACTTATGCTGAGGAGGCACCATATGGCGAAATTATCAAAATGTAAAAACGTTATGAAAGACTATACAACTTCAATACTAACCGGTTCAGCAGTGATACTAGGTCTCATTGCTATTGCTGTATCACTACAGCATTTTCTAACTCTTATGAGCATTGCCATGCTTGTAGGTGTAATTATTTATTTTATATGGAGGATAAACTAATGGCACAACTTATATCTGCTGCAACAACAGCACTGTGGATTCTTATTGAACTTATTCAATTTGCATATATGGCATATCTAATGTGGCAAAGGAGGAACGATGATACTAGTAGGCATACTGAGCGCGCTAGGGCTGCTTTTGCTAGCGCTTAAGATTGGTGGTCGTAAGGCTATCGGTCACGATGTATTTGTTGATGTAATTATCACCATTACATTGTTGCTATGTTTCTATGGTACTTTTTCAGGCACAACCGCTGCTATGGTCGGCGGCTTGTGCGCTTCTATAGTTTTGTTTATTATGAAGAAAACTATGGTTCATGAAAAACTAGCAGTCAAACAAAAACCTGTTCGTGTTTTCAAGGTTAACTTCAACCGCCCTGCATTTGAATGGGAGGAAATAAAACCGGACTGGCGCAATGTTGACTAAGGAGGAAACAATGGCATACCATGATACGGAATTTGTTTACAACGATAATCTTTCTTACGATAAAAATTTTAAGGACTGGTTAATGCTTGTAGACGCTGAACGAAGATTCTATAAAGAAGAACCAATAACAACGAACGAAGCAATTAAATCATTTAACATAATGTACGGCACCAAATGGTCTAAGGAGGAACAATATGGGAGCATTAAAACGATGGATGCATTCAGTCAATGAAGACTGTCATTCAATAGGCGTATCTGCTACAGCAGAAAAGTACAATATATCTGAGACAGAAGTCCAACAAACTACTATGGCTTGGGACGGCTTTGAAGGTCCTTGGGAGGGATATGTCGAATACCCCCCTGATGGCCCCCATGACATTAACAAAGAAGAACCGATGCCACCATCATGAAATGTCATGAATGCAATGGAAAAACAAAAGTAATTGACTCACGAACTGTATTAGATGAACTTGTTTATCGACGCAGGAAATGTTTAAATTGTGGAACTACGTTTACAACGTACGAGGAAAGAGATGTAAGACCATCTAAAAAATAATACTTTAAGGAGAAAGTATGAACATATTTTATTTCGACGACTGTCCAGTCAAATCAGCACAAGCACAACCTGACAAAATGTTAGTCAAGATGCCGCTAGAAACTGCACAAATGTTATCAACAGCCCATCGTATTCTTGATGGTGATACATATGCAGATCAGGTTCAATTGTATAAAACAGCATATCAAAACCACCCTTGCACTATTTGGGCTAGAGAAACCTCTGGCAACTATGGTTGGTTGTATGAGCATTTTCTTGCACTTTGCGAAGAATACAAATACAGATACTCCCGGGAACATTTGTCTTATACTAAATTAGCAAATGCTTTATCGCGTGTACCTGACAACATAAAAATTGCAAAGAAAACACCTGTTGCTTTGGCAATGCCTGACCAATACAAAGAACCAGACGATCCAATTCTTTCGTATCGACAATATGTTATTGCAGAAAAAGAATATGCAATGTGGAATAAAAATAGACAACAACCAGCGTGGTGGCCTGTATGAAAAAATTATATTTAGACTTTGAGACTTATTACGATACCCAACTTAGTTTATCTAAGATAAGCACTGTACAATATGTTAACCACCCTTCATTCAAAGTATGGGGCGTAGGCGTTAGACTAGAAGATGAACCAACAACCTGGATTACCGGGGAAGAATGTGAAGAATTCTTTGAGCAAGTTGATTGGGATGAGGTTGCTCTTGTTTGTCACAACACTTTGTTTGACGCCTACATTTTAACTCAATACTACGGTTATCAACCTGCGTATTACTACGACACTGCTGCCATGGCTCGTGGTACAAACCCAAATGAATCTGCAAGATTAATGCATGTAGCTGAACGTTTATTTCCAAACGATGACAGCATGCGTAAAGGAGATGAACTTGTACAAGCTAAAGGCATAGTTGATTTACCACCTGATGTAGAAGATGCAATTGCTGGCTACTGTATACAAGACGTTGATCTTACTTATGCAATCTTTAACAAGTTACATACAAGTTATCCACAGGAAGAACTCGATTTGATTGATTTAACTGTTAGGTTATTTGTTGAGCCTAAGCTTATGTTAGATACTGAAATGTTAGTTGACCACCGTCAAGCAATATTAAAACGCACAAAAGAACTT